CTATTGAGGGTTGTAAAGATATCTTTTATATACTTAAAAGATAGTAAAAGATTGTCAACCAGTAGTTGTTCAACTATTGATTGAGATTATTCAAGGATAACTAGAGGTTGTATTAGATATATTTGAGAATGATTACTATTCGCAAGATACCCCTACATACTGCCACCCCCCCTGTGTGGGGTATGTATCTAATGCTTATACATTTTTAGAGAGTTTAGATGTAAACTAGATAGACTCGCCCTGCTTTAAAGACTGAGCTATATAGCTGGACTGTCCCAGATAGGAAGTAGTAGATGCTTCACCCCCTGGAGGGTGTTACCTTAGTATACACCTGTTTCTTACAGTTGTCAACGTCAACCAGGAATAATTTTAAAAAGCTGTTGTCAACTAGCTGTAAACTTGTTATAATAATAGTTATGAATAACAATTTTCTACCAGCATTAGATAATAAAAGGAAGTTGACAGAACAACAGCAAACCTTTCTTTCAACTCTTGCAACATCAGCTAAAGGAGACATTAATAAAGCTTTGGATATTGCAGGGTATAAAGAGACTTCATACTACAACGTAATAAACAATTTAAAAGAAGAGATTGTAGATGTCGCCACAAAGATTCTAGCTAAGTCAGCACCACAAGCTTCTCAGAAATTAGTTGAGATACTTAATAGTGATGACCCAATCCCACAAGTCAATGCTAAACTTCAAGCAGCCCAGACTTTGTTGGACAGGGTTGGTGTTGCCAAACGAGATAAGATAGATGTTATGCATACAGCTTCAGGTGGAATATTTTTAATACCTGAAAAAGAAAAACTAATTGATGGTAAAGCAGAAGAGGTTGAAATAATAAATGATAAGAAGGAATAGTTCTACTATACCTTTTGGTTACAAGTTATCAGAAGATAACAAAACATTAGAGAAAGTTGACAAAGAACTTTCATCATTAGCAGAAATGAAAGATGGTGTTAAGTCAGGAGCTTTCTCTTTAAGAGGAGCAGTTGAGATTTTAGAACATCAAACTGGTCGCAAGTTATCTGCTATGGGATTAAAGAAAATCATAGACAGGGATGGCTTTGAAAAACCCAAAGGATTATTAAGTAGAAATGACGAGAGTTTATAATTATAGCTTTGCCCATAAAGCGAAGTTAGCTGCAAGAAAAGCAGTAAGAGATAAAGAAAAAGAAATTAAGAGACTAAGAAAGAACTTAGAAAATAAAACAACAAGACTTAAAGTTAAGAAAGAAGCTTTAACGATTGTACAAAAAGGAGAACAGACACATGAAACAAAAAGTAAAAAAGGTTTGGTTATGGAGGAAGGGCAATATAATAGCTTACCTAAATCTGTTAAAGAACTCCTTGAAAAAGAAAAGGAAAGAATAGTATTCAAACCTAATGATGGTCCTCAAACAACATTCCTAGCTGCACCAGAGCAGGATGTTTTATACGGAGGAGCTGCAGGTGGTGGTAAATCATACGCCATGCTTGTTGACCCATTAAGGTTTATGCACATTAAAGAACATAGAGCTTTGTTGCTACGAAAGTCTATGCCTGAATTAAGAGAACTAATTGATAAATCTAGAGAACTTTATCCTAAAGCCTTCCCAGGTACAAGGTTTAGAGAAGTTGAAAAGATTTGGAAATTTCCTTCAGGAGCAACATTAGAGTTTGGTTATTTAGATAGAGATGCTGATGTATATAGATACCAAGGTCAATCATATACCTGGATAGGTATTGATGAACTAACACAGTATCCAACTGAATTCCCACTCCAATATTTGCAATCACGATTGAGAACAACTAATACATTAATAAAATGCTACATTCGGTGTACTGCAAACCCTGGAGGTGTAGGAGGGAACTGGGTTAAGAAAAGGTATCTAGACCCAGCACCTCCTAACGAAAGCTTTACTGGTATTGACGAATTAACAAGAAAATTTATACCTGCACGATTAGAAGATAATCCATATTTAGCATTAGATGGTAAATATGAAAAGATGTTACAATCTTTACCACCAGTTCAAAGAAGACAACTCTTAGAAGGTAACTGGGATGTTTCTGAAGGTGCAGCTTTTGCAGAATTTGAATATGATAAACATTGTGTAGCTCCTTATGAATTGCCTAAACATTGGCAAAGAGTTAAAGGAGTTGACTATGGTTATGCAGCAGAGTCTGCAGTTATATGGGCAGCAATAGACCCAACAGATGAAACATTAATTGTTTATAGAGAATTATATAAAAAAGGTTTAACAGGAGAAGACTTAGCTAAACTTATTTTTATATATGAAAAAGAAGATAAGCTTTCTCCACAAGGAGTTTTAGATAGTGCAGCTTGGGCAAGGACTGGTACAACAGGTCCGACTGTAGGTGAAGTCTTAACTAAAGCTGGACATAAACTTAGAAGAGCTGATAAGAATAGAATACAAGGTAAGATACAAATACATGAAAGATTAAAGATAAATGAAAAGGGAAGACCTAGAATGATAATATTTAAAACTTGTCCAAATTTAATTAGAGAATTACAAGCTATACCTGTAGACCCTAATAGACCTGAAGATGTAGATACGAAAGCATCAGACCATGCTTATGATGCATTAAGATATTTAATTATGTCTAGACCTAGAAGTCTTACTCCTTATGAAAGAATGAGTCAAGTAAAGAAATGGGTTCCTGCTGATAGAGTGTTTGGTTACTAATGTTTAAAATTTTAATACTAGCTTATTTAATGGGAACGAATCCAGTTGATACACAACAAACATTTCAAATGGAATTAACTTTTAATACTATGTCAGAATGTAAAGCAAATTTATTAAGTCGAAATGATGATAAGACTTATCAAGTTATGAGAGAGTTTGTAGTTGATGGACAGTTTAAATGGGATTGGTTAGTAGCAGGATGTAAGAATGATAAGACAGGAGAAGAATTTACTATTGAACCTTTTTATCCTTTAGGTAAACCTAAAGAGTTAGAAGGTATTGAATTCGATTTAAAAGAGTTAGAAGCTTAAATGCCTATCTATACTTTTATAAATAAATTAACAAATAAGAAATATGATAAGATAATGTCATATGAAGAACTTCTTGAATATATTAAAGACCCTGATATTGAACAAGAATATAAGATGAGTATATTTAGATGTTCTGATAATAATGGTGAGAAAGACCAGATTGTAGATTGGTGTAGAGATAAAAAAATTCATGGAAATGGTAAGTTTGAAACTTATGGTAAAGTAAAAACAAACCAACACAATCATAATTATAAAGTTCTGAAAGATAGGAAACATTTTAGTGAAACGAAAGAAGATTAAAATAAATATAAAAGCTAAAAGAGAAATTGACAAGTATCCTCTTGTTGAGGTCCATTGGTATGATATTGTTTCAGATTCCAATTGGCAAAGTATCTCAGCTTGTCAGAAAGCAAGGCTTCCTCCTTGTGTAACTAAAGGACATCTACTCTCACAAAAGAAAGGTTTAACAAGGATTTTTGGTGATTACTCCCTATCAGAAAAGGAAGAAGGGTCTATAGATGAGATTGCAAATACGACTTTAATACCTACATCTGTTATTATAGAAATCAAAAAGATTGTTGACAAACGACATTAAAAAGTGTATTATTATAAGTAATATACATTACTTGAAAGGTTAGGAATTATATGGCTTTACTACCTGGAGCTGAAAGAAATAAGCTTCTTATGGAACAAGAGGATGACGTTGCTCAAGAAGTAACTGCTCTTGTTGAATCAGTTAATAAAAAATTTCAAACTTGTAAAGATTCTAGAGGTGATGATGAGAATAGATGGTTACAATCTTATCATAACTATCGTGGTAAATATTATAAAGATATTCATTTTACCCAACATGAAAAATCTAGAGTCTTTGTTAAAGTTACTAAGACTAAAGTATTAGCAGCTTATGGACAAATAATTGATGTACTTTTTGGAACAGGTAAGTTTCCATTAGTTATTCAAGAAACAAAAGTTCCAGAAGGTATTGCTGAATACGCACATATGAATCCCCTTAAAGAACAAACAGGGGATGCAAATTTAGAACCAACTCCAAGTGTTGAAGGAAATTTAGAATATATTCCTGGTCAACCTATGAGTCCTAGTTCTAACTTAGGATTTCCTGGTGATGGAAAACCTTTAGCAAAAGGAGCTACCTTTGATTCTTTAAGTGAAAACTTTTTAGGTGGATTAACACCTGAATTAGAAAAAGCAGAATTAACAGAAGGACCTGCACATCTTCCAGAATTTCCTCAAATCAAACCTGCACAAATCGCTGCAAGAAGATTAGAAAAATTAATACACGACCAGTTAGATGAATCTAATGGTAATATTACTTTGCGTAATTCTATTTTTGAATCTTGTTTATTAGGAACAGGAATTATAAAAGGTCCATTTACATATAATAAAACAGTACATAAATATTCTGCAAGTGGTAATGGAAATGCAAGAGACTATAATCCTAATTTTGTTAAAGTTCCACGAATAGAATTTGTAAGTATATGGGATATGTACCCAGACCCTAATGCAAGAAATATGGATGAATGTGAATTTGTTATTCAAAGACACAGACTTAATAGACATCAATTTTTAGATTTAATTAACAGACCTTATTTCAGTAAAGAAAAAATTGAAGAATGTATAGCTATGGGTCCTGCTTATGAGAGATTATATTGGGAAACAAATATAGATTTAGAAGGAGGTTTTTCTTCAGATTTAGAAAATAATAGATATGAAGTTCTAGAATATTGGGGAACTATGGATGCTATGAGTGCTAGAGAAGAAGGATTAGCAATAGATGAATCTATAGAAGATGCAACTGAAGTACAAGTTAATGTATGGATATGTAAAAATAAAGTAATTAGAATTGTTGAAAATCCATTTAAACCTTTTAGAATTCCTTATCAATCTTTTGCTTATGAAAAAAATCCATATAACTTTTTTGGAATAGGTGTTCCAGAAAATATGGATGATGCTCAACAAGTTATGAATGGTCATGCAAGAATGGCAATTGATAATTTGGCATTAGCTGGAAATTTAGTTTTTGATATAGATGAATCTGCTTTAGTTAATAATCAAAACATGGAAGTTTACCCTGGTAAAATATTTAAAAGACAGGCTGGAGTTCCAGGTCAAGCAATTTATGGAATTAAGTTTCCAAATACTGCTACAGAAAATATGCAGATGTTTGACAAGTTTAGACAACTTGCAGATGAATCAACAGGAATACCATCATACTCACATGGACAAACAGGTGTTCAAAGTATGACAAGAACAGCATCAGGTATGTCAATGCTTATGGGTGCTGCTTCTTTAAATATTAAAACAGTTATTAAAAATATTGATGACCAATTAATTAAACCTTTAGGAGAATCTATGTTCCAATGGAATATGCAATTCTATGAAGGTGATTTACCAATCGTAGGAGATTTAGAAATTAGGGCAACAGGAAGTTCTAGTTTGATGAGAAAAGAAGTTAGGTCTCAAAGATTAACCATGTTCTTACAAACTATACAAAATCCTGCAATTGCTCCATTCGTTAGAGTCTCAGAAGTTATTAAAGAGTTAGCATACTCTTTAGATTTAAACCCTGAAGAAATAATTAATTCTAAAGATGAAGCAGAAATTTATGCTAAAATAATAGGATATCAAAATGCTAACAAAGCAAATGGCAGCCAAGCTGTCATCCCTGGTCAACAGCCAGGAATGGAAGAACCTGGAGGAATACCTGAACAGAGTGCAGGACCAAACGACACAGGAAATGGCGAAGGCACAGAACCAGCAGCTACTCCACCAATGCCAGGGGAGATGGAATTTACTGGATAGATTAAAGAATCTACCTAGACAAGTAAATGATTTAAAAAATAGTGTTGACTAAACACTTTTAAATCGTTATAATAACATTAAGGAATAGAATATGGGAAAGAAACTTGTTAACATGGCTACAGGTGGATTAATGTCTCTACCACCTTATATCAAAGCTTTAGATAAAGAAGATGAAGGTATTACACCTTATGATGTAAATACTCCTGAATCTGCTAGAGCAGGTTTACCTCAAAGAGGTTTATCTAAATCTAGAACTAGATATTCAAAAGGTGATGGTGTTAAACCTTTAGACCCTGATGAGATTCCTATTTTAGAAGAACATGAATTAGAAAAAGGTGATATAGCTAAATTAAATAAAATAGAAACTAAAGAATATAAAACTTTGAAAAAAGGAAAAGAATTAGATTTAAATACTCCTGAACAAAATAAAAAATTAAAAAAATTAGAACAAAAGAAAAATAAAGCAGCTCTTGGTGGTTACATGGATAATTTTCAAATTGCTGAAGAAGAACCTTTATCTAGACAAAAATATTCAATAGGTGGAAGAACAGCTCTTGAAGAAAAATATGATAGACGAAGAGACTATAGAGCTTTTCAAGAAGGTGATTTAGTAGAAGAAGAAATTGTTGAAGAACCTTTAATGGCTCCAGTAGGAATGGAAGAACCTTTAATTGGAGATGAAATTGCTGCTGATGATTTAGCTATGGAAGAAGATGTAGCTATGGAAGATGCAGAAAGTGTTTTAGATACTTCAATGTTAAGTGAAGAAGAAGAAGTAGTCGTGGATGCTGCTATAGAAATGTATCCAGAATTAGAAGCCATTTTACCAAAAATGGTTGCAACAGAATTTACAGAAGATGAATTAGTAGAAGGACCTGGAACAGGAACTTCAGATTCAATCCCAGCATTATTGTCAGATGGCGAATTTGTATTTACAGCAAAAGCTGTTAAAAATATCGGCATTGATAAATTAAGAAAAATGATGGCACAAGCTGAAGAAGCTTATGATGCTGGTATGGTTAATCAAGAAGAAACTGCAGAACTTGCAGTAGATGAAACCATAGTATAACAGAATTTTTAGAGGGGTACTCTAAGAATAGACAAGCTACCTTCTAGCAATAGAAGCCCTTGTAGCTTCGTTTAAAACATAAACCCAAATTTTAGCTACCTTCAAAAGTTAAAAGAAGCCCTATAAAGGAGGACATATGAAACAAGACGAAGGAACAACTAATGAAGTCGAGGCGAATCCATACAATCGCAAAAAGTATTGGCACACAGAAGATGTGATGCCGAAATCAGTACCAGATGCAGATAGTGGACCAGCTCAACCAGACCCTGAGAAGAAGACAGGATTTAGCTACGCAAGTAGTACTACAACAAATAGTGCGAACCCAAATGTTTTATCCACTTCTGAAACAGCCACTTCGGATAAGGTCTTACAGGAATCAGCATTAAATGTTGAAGCCAAACCTTATACTAAAGTCGACTATAAAAAAAGATATGATGACCTAAAGCGTTATTATGACAGGAAACTTGGTGATTGGAATACAAAAGAAGGAGACCTTAAAGCACAGCTTCAAGCAAACCGACCTAAGTATACACCACCTAAAAGTGCTGAAGAACTTAGTGCTTTTAAAAAAGATTATCCTGACATTTATGGCGTAGTGGAAACTGTATCTCACTTGCAGTCTCAAACTGAGATGAAAGGTTTGCAAGAGGAAGTTAGCTCTTTGAAAAAAGCTAATACAGCTTTAAGTCAAAGAGAAGCTCAATTAGAGTTATCGAAACTTCATCCAGACTTTAATCAAATTAAAGAATCAGATGATTTTCATAGCTGGGCAGACTCACAACCCATGGAAATTAAATCATGGATTTATGAGAATAACTCCAATGGTAGACTTGCTGCAAGAGCAGTTGACTTATATAAGAAAGACCGAGGACTTGGATTAGATAAAAAAGCCACAGAAGGTAATAAGGTTAGTCAAGGTGCTGACTTGTTAGTTAAAACTAACGAACAAATTCAACCACCAACGAATAATCAAGTTATCTTTAAAAGTTCTGATTTCGAAAAGATGTCAGATGCTGAGTTTGAAAGAAATGAGAAAGAAATTCTGATAGCTCAGAGAGAAGGTAGAATTATTAATAAATAATAATAATACTTTCATTTTATCAACCAAACAAAAAGGAGTCATAATATGGCAAATTTTGCAGGTGGTTCAACTACTAACTTTGGTGGTCAAACACCAACTGGAACTCAGGAAAACGCCTTTTGGGTACCTCAAATATACTCAAAGAAAGTTCAAATAGCACTTCGTAAAGCATCTGTTGCAGAAGCAATCTGTAACACAGACTATATGGGTGAAATTAAAAACTTTGGGGACACAGTTAATATAGTAAAAGAACCACAAATAACTGTAAGTGATTATACTAGAGGTCTAGCGACTTCTGCTACAGCAATTACAGACGAAGAGCTTGTTCTAACAGTAGACCAAGCTAAATACTTTCAATTCGCACTAGATGATATTGAAAAGAGATTTTCACATATCAACTTCCAATCGGTTGCATCAGATAATGCAGCATACAAGCTAAGAGATGCTTTAGACAGTAATGTCTTTACATATCTAGGTCTTGACGCTTCATCTATCGGTGCTACTAGACAAGGAAGTACATCAACACCTGACACAATAGGTTTTGGAACTGGTGAAGTTGACCCTTTAAATGAGATGAGTCAAGCTGCTTTTTTTCTCGACAGACAAAATTGCCCTGAAGAGGGTCGTTGGTTTGTTGGAGCACCTGAGTGGTACGAATCTTTAGCTAACACAGCTTCTAAACTATTATCAGTTGATTACAACGCTGGTAAAGGTAGTCTTAGAAATGGATTAGTTGCAAGTGGTCTCGTTAGAGGTTTCCAAATGTATAAATCAAATAATCTAGCAACAAATGACCTAACAGGTGCTTCACCTGCTGGGACAGCAACTGCTCCTGTGGCAACATGGGGTCAAATGAGTGCAGTTTCGTGTGCATCTCAATTGAAGATTGTTGAAAGTTTAAGAAGTACTACTACTTTCGCTGACATAGTAAGAGGATTACTTGTCTTCGGAAGAAAAGTTCTTAGAACTGACTGCGTTGGAAGAACAATTTACGTTATAGCCTAATTTATTAGTCTTTACGTTATTGTTAGTATTAAACCTAACACCTAGATAGGGGGTTGAAATATACCCCCTGTCTTTAAATTAAACAAAGGATTACATATGGAACATATTAATAAAGCATGGGCTTGGGTTAAAGCCAATAAAAAAATTTCTATTATTGCAGTCGTAGTAGTAGTAGTTATATACAGTCTTGTTAATTAATTTATAGAGGAATTTAAATGAGTAAAGCTGTAAAAAAGCTTAGAAAATATTTTCAGGAACTTCAGAAGTTAGAAGCAAAAGAAGAAGTTGTTTTAGAAAAGATTGATGAAACAATTGATGAATTAGAAAATTGCGACCACTCTGATTGTTCACCTGTTCATCCATTAAAAATTAACGATTAAAAATGGCAAAGACATATTTATCACTTACTAATGAATTATTAGTAGAACTTAATGAACCAGAACTTTCAGCAGTTGCTGATGGAGTAGGAGTACAAAAACAAGTTGCTAACTGTGTAAATAGAGCTTACTCTGATATAGTAGATGCTGTAGATGATTGGTCTTGGTTAAGTGCTGGTAATCCTGATGACCCTTATTATGGTAATACTACTGTTCAAACAGTTATTGGACAAAGATGGTATTTAGCAAAAGCTTTATCTCCAGATGTAGATGGAGATTTTGATTCAGTAAATTGGGATATGTTTACTCTTGTAGATACTGCTTCTCCTTATACAATTAATAAATTAGCTTTTACAACTTTAACAGTTTGGAGAACTAATTATGCAAAATCAGAAGAAGCTTCTGCTAGAACTTCTGAATATGCAGTACCATTAAGAGTTATAAGAAGTTCTGATGGTAGAAGATTTGGATTATCTCCAATACCTGATAAAGTTTATAATATACATTTCTTTGCATATAATAGACCAACTGCTTTATCTGCAGATACAGATACAGTTGCCTTTCCAGAACAATACAAAACAGTTTTATTAGCAAGAGCTAGATATTATATTTATCAATTTAAAGATAATATAGCTCAAGCACAATTAGCATTAGACGAATACAAAAAAGGTTTACAATCTATGGCTGATAATTTAAATTCACCACAACCACAATATATGTCGGATGTAAGATTTACTTATTTGTTACCATAAGGATTAAAAATTTATGCCAACTCAAGGAGCTTCCATTACAGTTGCAGGAGGTTTAGATTTAGTTTCAAGTGCTCACGCATTATTTAGAACCCCTGGAGCAGCAACTATTTTACAAAACTTTGAATCAGCTACTACTGGTGGCTATCGAAGAATAAATGGATTTGCAAAATGGGGTGGAGCAAGTGCAACAGTTCCAACTGGTCTTGCAACAGATGATATAACAGGATTAGTTCCATATGCTGATGGAGTTATTGCTTGTCAAGCTAATAATATTTATTGGAGTCTAGATGGTATAAGTTGGACTCAAATAAATAAAGATACTTATAAAGCTCTTACAGGTACAGTTGCAGTAACTGCAAGTTCAGCAGCAGTTGTTGGAACTGGAACAACTTTTACAACTGAATTAGCTGTAGATGATAGAGTAAAAATTAATAGTATTAAATACAGAGTTTTATCTATTACAGATAATACAAATTTAACATTAGATATTGATGTAGTATCTACTGCTAGTAGTCAATCTATTTATAGAAGTGGAATGATAGCTAGTGAATTATCAAGTGCTACAGCAATTGTAAGAACTAATCAAACTAATAATCAGTTTGCTAAATATGAATCAAAAGGTGCTTATGGAACCTTATATATTGTTGATGATGTTAATAAAATAGCTGAATTTCAAATTACTAAATCAGGTGCTGTATATAGTTATTATTTTGAAGAATTAGATAGGTCAGCTCCAGTTAATCCTTCAAGAGCTACTATTTTTTCAGAACGATTAGTAGTAGCAGGACAATCTGTATCAACAAGTACTGTTGCTTATAGTGGTCGTTTAAAACCTTATGATTTTGAAGCTACTGGTTCAGGAACAATTGATGTTGGAGATATTATTGTAGGTATTAAAGTCTTCAGAAATACTCTTATTATTTTTTGTAAAAATAGTATATTTGAGTTGACAAGCCTTGATTCTGACCCTATACTTAAATCTATAACCAAAAATATAGGTTGTATAGATGGAAATACAATTCAGGAAATAGGTGGAGATTTAATTTTTCTAGCACCTGATGGTTTAAGAACAGTTGCTGGAACAGCTAGAATTGGTGATATTGAAATTGGTTCTATTAGTAGAAAAATTTTACCAAGAATAAATGAAATATTAGATAATATTGCTGACTATACTCTTTCTAGTATGGTTATTCGAGAAAGAAGTCAATACAGATTATTTTACTTTCAATCAGGTCAAGCTAATTCAAGTCAAAGTGGAATCATAGGAACATTTAAATTTGATGAACAAGGAATTCCTGCTTTTGAATGGAGTGAATCAAAAGGATTGGTAGTTAAAACTTGTACTTCAGATTTAAATACTTCTAATGAAGAAGTTAAATTTAGTGCAGATGAAACTGGTTTTGTTTACTTGCATGATACTGGAAACAATTTTAATGGTTCCAATATTGATGCAAGATTTCAAACACCAGATATGGACTATGGGGATAATGGTTTAAGAAAAAGTCTTTACGCAGTTAAAGCAAATATTAACCCAGAAGGAACACAAGACGATTTAAAATTAAGAATTAGATATGATTTTGAATCTACAGATGTACCCCAACCTGGAGAATTTAGTGTTGGTACTTTAAATCGAGCATCTTTATATGGAACTGCTGCATATGGAAGTGGAACATATGGTGCAGTAGTTTTACCAAGTAAAAGAATGTTAGTAGTAGGAAGTGGATTTTCAAATAGTTTTAGATTTTTTAGTGATGATACAAATGCAGCTTATTCAGTTAATGGATTATTCGTATCATTTATAGCAGGAGGAAGAAGATAATATGGCAGGTTATACACGACAAACCACATTTACAACTGGTAATACAATTGAAGTTGCAGATTTTAATAATGAATATAATCAATTATTAGCAGCATTTGTAAATACAACTGGACATAAACATGATGGTACAGCAGCCGAAGGTCCTGTTATTTCTGTACTTGGAGATAGTGGAGTAGTTACTCCTTTAAATAAAATTTTAGTTGATACTGCTAGTAATCATTTAGAATTTTATGTAGATGTTTCTAGTGCTGCAGTTCAACAATTAAGAATTCAAGATGGAGCAATCGTTCCAATTTTAGATAATGATATAGATGTAGGTACAAATCTTTTAGAATTTAAAGATGCATTTTTTGATGGTACTGTAAATTTAGATACTTTAGTTATTGGTACTTCAACTGGTGTAACATCTGTTGATACAGATTTAACTTCTGCTTCATCAAGTGATGATACTTTAGCTTCTGCTAAAGCAATTAAAACTTATGTAGATTCAGTACCTGTCGGAGACCTTACTGCTATTGTAGCAGGAACTGGTTTAACTGGAACATCTTTATCAGGACCAATACCAACTTTAAATGTAATTGGTGGAACTGGTATAACTGCTAACGCAGACGATATAGCAATTGATGCTACAGTTACTACATTAACTGGTTCTCAAACTCTTACAAATAAAATTCTTACAAGTCCAGTTATTAACACACCAACAGGTGATGTTGTAACTATAACTGGAACACAAACTTTAACAAATAAAACTCTTACAACTCCAATTATTTCTAGTATTTCAAATACTGGAACAATAACTTTACCTACTTCAACAGATACATTAGTTGGTAAAGATACTACAGATACTCTTACAAATAAAACATTAACAAGTCCAGTTCTTAATACAACTATTAGTGGAACAGCTTTTAAAGATGAAGATACTATGTCTTCTAATTCTGCAACTGCTGTATCTTCACAACAATCTATTAAAACATATGTTGATACTCAAGTAGCAACTATACCAGTTGGAGATATTACTTCAGTTGTTGCAGGAAGTGGTTTAACAGGTGGAGGAACATCAGGTGATGTTACTTTAAATGTTATTGGTGGAACAGGTATTACTGCAAATGCAGATGATATTGCAATTGATAGTAGTGTTGTTACATTAACTGGAACTCAAGCTTTATCAGCTAAAACATTAACTAGCCCAGTTTTAAATGGAACACTTAGTGGTACAGCATTTTTAGATGACGATACTTTAGCAGATGATTCTGCTATAGCAGTTGCATCTCAACAATCTATTAAAGCTTATGTAGATTCTCAAGCTCACTCTGTTACTCCAAGTAGTACAACTACATTTACAAATAAATCAATTGATTCTGATGATAATACTATTACAAATATAGTTAATGCAGATATTAAAGCTGCAGCAGCTATTGATGCAACAAAGATTGCAGATGGTTCAGTAAGTGATACAGAGTTTCAAAGATTAGATGGACTAACTTCAGATATTCAAACACAATTAGATTTAAAAGCAGCTTTAGCTTCTCCAGATTTAACTGGAAATCCTACAGCTCCTACACAATCAGCAAGTGATAACTCAACTAAACTTGCAACAACAGCTTATGTTGATGGTCAAGTTGCTACAGAAAATGAATTATCAGAATTAAATGATGTAACTATTGCAGGTATTGCAGATGCTAATTATTTAATGTATGATAATGCTGCAAGTGTTTGGAAAAATAAAGCGATAAGTGGTGCAATAACTTCTGATAATTTAGGAGTAACAACTTTATCTGCTTTAATAGATGCTACAAAAATAGCAGATGGAACTGTAACAAATGCAGAATTCCAGTATATTAATACTTTGAGTTCTAATGCACAGACTCAAATAGATACGAAAGCGACAGCAGGTTTTGCTGTGGCTATGGCAATTGCCTTATAGTCTAGTTGACAATATGGCAAAAAAATGGTATAATTAGGATAATAAATGGCTCAAAATTTTCAAAGAACATTAAAAAGAAATATCACTCTCTCTGGTTCTCCTACAGAACTAAGAGCAGCTACTACAACAAATGATGCAATTATAGGTGTTAGATGTACTAATACTTCTGGTGCATCTGTTGACGTTTCTGTCTATGTAAAAAATACTTCAACAAACTATTTTATTATTAAAGCAGCTCCCATCCCTACAGGTGGAAGTTTGGAATTAATTGATGGTGGTTCAAAAGTTGTATTACAAACTGGAGATTCAGTTGAAGCTTATGCTTCAGCAGCTACTTCAGTTGATATTATTTTAAGTGTTGTTGATTCAATTAGTACATAATATTAAGGATAATATAGATGGCATATGTTGGTGCAACTCCTGCACGAAAAGTCTTAACTTCAGATGATATTACAGATGGTGTAATAACTGCTGGTAAAATAGCTACAGATGCAGTTGAAACTGCTAAAGTTAAAGCTGATAATATTACAAATGTTAAAACAGAATTTACACCTGGATTAGAAATCAAAGGTGATGGAGCTTCTGCAGCAGGTAAGTTAACTTTAAATTGTGAACAAAATACTCATGCAGTACATATTGCAAGTCCTGCTCATTCTGCAGCAGCAACATATACTTTAACACTTCCTACAGGAGTTGGAACAGATGGACAAGTTTTAGCAACAGATGGAACAACTTCAAATCAATTAACTTGGGTAGATGCAGTAGAAGACAAACCTACTGTAACTGCAGTAAGTGCAATTATTCCTCCAAGTATAGCAACAAGTGTTACAATTACAGGAACAAATTTTGCAACGGATTCTACTCATGTACCAATTGTAGAAGCAGTAAGTGCAACAAATGCATATACAAGAGCTTCAGTAGTTTCTTGGGCAAGTGCAACCTCTATCTCGGCAACCTTCAATTTACCCCTTGGAGATTACCGAGTTAGAGTTGAGAATCCAGATGGTAATGCTGGAATGTCAACTAACGCAATTTTACAATCAAGCTCATCTCCTACATGGACAACTGCTTCAGGTTCTTTAGGAACTTTTGCAGCATTAGCAGCTATATCAGAAACAGTTGTAGCTACTTCAGATAGTGCAGTTACTTATGCAAAAACTTCAGGAACTTTTCCTGGTGGTGTTACATTAGCAACTGCAACAGGAATTATAAGTGGAACAGAAACTGGAAGTTCATCAACAACTACTTATACTTTTGATATAACTCCAACAGATGCAGAAGCTCAAGTTGGAGCAGCAAGAGAATTTACAATGACAATTTCTCATGGTGGAACTGGAGGAATGCAATTTAACTAGGATTTTATTATGGCAAGTACATATATACATAGAACCCCATCTTCAGGTGGAAGTGGCACTACTTTTACAATAAGTTTTTGGATGAAAAGAGGTAGACTTTCTTTTGGTAATCAAACACCATTTATATCTCATAAAGGTGGTAGTGATTATACTTGGTTAAGATTTAACAGTTCAGACCAAATGGAGTTTCTTGGTTATAAAGGTGGACCTGAAACTTTTGATTTAAAGACAACTAGACTTTTTAGGGATACTACAGCATGGATGCATATTTGTATCACTTTTGATTCAACAGAAAGTGTAGAAGCCGATAGACTAAAATTTTATGTTAATGGAGTTAAAGAAACAGATTTTGCTACCTCAAATTATCCTACAGAAGATAATACTATGATAATAAATGATACTACTGCTGCTAATGCAGTAGGAGTAGGAAATAGTGGTGCAACATATCTTTCAGCCAATAATTATTGGGATGGTTGTTTATCACATTTTCACTTTATCGATGGCACAGCTTATCAAGCTAGTACATTTGGTGAAACAGATGCGACTTCAGGAATATGGAAAATTAAAACAAGCCCAACAGTTACCTATGGAACTAATGGCTTTTTCTTAAAGATGGAGGACAGAACAAATTTAGATTTAGATAGTGGAACTAATGCTTTTACAATGACTACATCAGGAACTGGAACAGCGACTTACGATAATCCTTCAAACAATTTTTGCACAATGAATCCGTTAGATAATTATTTTCAAGGTGCAACTTTTTCAAAAGGTAATCTTTATACTGTTATGAGTACCAGTAATTATGCATGGACTAGTGGAACAATGCCTCTATTTGCTGGACTATGGTATTTTGAAACATATGTTGATGTATCAGTTCATACAGATGATTATTTATTAATAGGAGCTGCACCTTATACAGCAAATGCAGCAAACGCAGAATTAGGAACTAACTCTGCATTCCTTCAGGATTTAGGTTATTATGGATATGGTGGAGGTTATAGAAGAGGTGGGAGTGTTACTTCTTATGGAGATTCTTATGGAGACGGAAATTATATTGGAACCTATATAGATTTGAATGCAGAAAAAATCTATTGGTCTAAAGATGGTGTTATACAAAATTCAGGTACAGGAGTTGCTCTTACTGCAATAGCAGACACACCTTTTGGATATTGGCTTCCAGCCATGTCTCAATATGGAAGTGGTGCTACTTATTCAATTAATTTTGGAAATGGTTATTTTGGAACAACTTTGATTGGTTCTCCATCAGCAGATGAAGGTGGAATAGGAGCATTTAAGTATGACCCAAGTGCAGGAGGTGCGTCATCATTTGATGGTGCAGCTAAAAATTTTAGAGCAATTTGTACAAAAAATATTAAACTATATGGAGCACCATAATGGCAGCATTTATTTCATATCAACCAAGCGATAATTTTACGACTGTTAAATATACTGGTGATGGTACTTCACCAAGAAGTATAACAACAGGATTTCAATCTGATTTGCTTTGGACTAAAAATACTACTAGTAATCCCAATTTAGTATGGAATAGTGTTACTGGAAGTGGAGCAGACACAGAACTTAATCCTGATTCTAGTGTAGCTATGGGAGCAAAGGATGCTAATTTATATGGTTATCTAAGTGCTTTCGCTTCAACAACTTATGCAGTAACGACAGGTGCTACCAATGATAATTATGTTAATGATGCTGCTTATGATTATTATGGATGGGGATGGAAAGCTGGGACAACATCAGGAATAGCAACAAATGGAAGTACAACTATTACACCATCAGCTTATTCATTTAATCAAACTACTGGAATATCTATTATTAAGTATACAGGAAACGTAACAGCAGGTGCAAAATTAGCTCATGGATTAGGAGCTATTCCTCATACTATATTTGTTAAATGTTTAGATAGTACAAATTCATGGTTTGTTTATCATAGAAGTAATTTTAATGGATGGGGTTCTACTAATCCACAGAATTATCATCTAGTTTTAAATAGTGATAGTGCAAAAGTAGATAGTACAAGTGGTTGGAATGATACTAAACCTGATAGTGTTAATATTACACTAGGTACTGGAGGAGAAGTTAATAGTTCAGGAGTTGATTATATAGCCTATTGTTTTACAAGTAAACCTGGATTTTCTCATTTCGGTGCTTACAGAGGTCATGCTTTAAATGCAGATGGTGCGTTTTGCCCTACAGGTTTTAGACCTAATTATTTGATAATTAAAAATAATGAAGGTGGAGACATATGGATATCTCAAAATATTGAAGGTAATACTTATAATCCATGTACCACATATTTTCAACCTTCAGGAACTTCTGGTGGAGTAACTGCTGCTACTTACGCAATAGATTTTTGCAGTAATGGATTTAAAATAAGAAGTACTATTAATGGTCTTAATTATACAAATCAAACTTTTAATTATTGGGCATGGGCTGAGTTCCCTATGGTTTCGTCAAATGATATCCCAGGAGTAGCTAGATAATATGGCACAAACAAAAGTAACAACTCCAGGTATAACAGATAGTTCAATTTCTAATGCTAAATTAGGAACTGATATATCTGCTGATAAATTAGCAGCAGGAACTTTACCTGATGCTAGATTTCCAGCAACATTACCTGCAATATCAGGAGTTAATTTAACAAACGTAGGAGAAACAAAACCTACTATTACATCTATTGCTCCAAGTGCTATTGAAAATACTTCAACAGCAGTAGTTATTACAGGTGAAAATTTTGTAAGTGTTCCTTATGTGGATGCAATTAATTCTTCAGGAGCAATTGTTGTAGCAGATAGTGTTACATATACTTCAGGAACATCTATTACTGCAACATTTACTTTAGCAGTAGATGGAACATATTTTTTAAGAGTTGAGAATCCTGATGGTAATGCAGTAAGAAGTACTACAGCAATACTTACAGTTTCTGATGCACCTGTATGGGTTACAGCAGCAGGAAGTTTAGGAACTTTTGCTGGAGCTTCAGCTATTGCTACACAAACTTTAACTTGTACAGATGCAACCTCATTCGCTATAACAACTGGAGCAATTGCAACAGGCTTAACATTTACAACTGGAGTTGGAAGTTGTACTATTACAGGTACACAGACTCAACATAGTTCAGCAGCAACCGATTCGTTTACAGTTACTGCAACAGACGCAGAAGCACAAACAGCCGATAGAGCATTTACAATGACTTGGTCATTTGGAGCTTCAGGTGGAGGACAATTTAATTAGGAAATAATTATGGCAGATACATATATTTATAGAGACGCAACTTCAGCAGTAGCAGTTCAAAAAGCAACAATATCTTTTTGGGTTAAAAAATGTGGACAAGGTACTTCGCAATATTGTTTCTTTGGTGGTAAGACTGGTGATTATTCCTCTTATAGTTTTTATATGAAATTTCATACTGATGACACCATAAAAATAGTAGGAGCATCACCTGGTACTACTATAGATTATAAAACAACTAGAGTCTTTAGAGACCCAACTGCCTGGATGCATATTGTAATTAAATTAGATATGACTGAAACAGGAACAGATAGATGTATAATGTATATTAATGGAGTTGAGGAAACAAACTATTCTACACAAACTGCTATGACAGGTACCGAATGGTATACAGGTAAAACTGGTTATAGACAATTTATTGGATATGCTCCATCAGAAGATACTTATTCAAGTGTTTTGCTATCTCATTATCTATATGTAGATGGTTTAGCATTAGCACCAACAGACTTTGGTGAAACAGATGCAACAAGTGGAATTTGGAAATATAAACAACCTGTTGTTTCTTCATATGGAACCAATGGATTTTATTTAAAAATGGAAGATAGTTCGAATATGGATTTAGACAGTTCTGGTAATGCACTTACAATGACTACATCAGGAACTTTAACAGCGACAAAAGATAATCCTGCTAATAATTTTACCACATTAAATCATTTGGATAATTATTATCAATCTGCAACTCTTACAAATGGAAACAATACAGTAGCAACACATTCTGGCAATATGGCATTCACTACTTCAATTTTTGGATTGTCAGCAGGTTTGTGGTATTGGGAAATAGATGTTGATACATCTGGAGGACATGACATGATTGGTATTTCACAAGTTCTAGCAGATGCTACAGGCAATTATCTTGGAGAAGATTCTGGTCAGTATGCATATTATAATGTTAGTGGAAATATTTATACAAGTGGTGCTGGTGGTGCTTACGGAGATACTTATACCACAGGAGATATTATTGGAGTTTATTTAGACCTTACAGCAAGTAAATTATATTTTGCTAAGAATGGAACAATACAAAATTCAGGAACAGGTTATTCTATAACTGCAGTAGGAAGTACTATTAATGGATTTTATTTTCCAGCATTAGGGGATTGGAATGCTTCAGGAAGTTCAACCTATAAAGTAAATTTTGGGAATGGATATTTTGGAACAGATTTAATTTCTTCTCCAGAAACAGATGAAGGAGGATTAGGACAGTTTAAATATAATCCAAGTACAGGGACATTTGATAGTGCTAGTAAAGATTTCAGAGCAATTTGCTCAAAAAACATTAAAGCTTACGGAGGATAATTATGGCAGAATATATTTCATTTCAACCCTCAGATTTTTTTACTCCTTTACTTTATACTGGAGATGGTGGCACTCAAGCTATTACTGGTGTTGGATTTACACCTAACTTAACTGTTATAAAAAATAGACCTGCTGGTTGGCAATGGGTTAATTGGGATACAATGAATGGAGCTGGAGATAATACAGAGCTTTCTTGGAATGCAACTAATCCTATAGGTGGACCTGATGCATACAGTTATGGACAAATATCTGTTTTTGGAGCAGATGGATTTACTGTTGCTAAAGGAGGAAGTGCTGGAACACCACAATTTACCAATACTTCAGGTACTACTTATTTAAGTTATAACTGGAAGGCAGCAACATCAACTGGAGTATCAGGTGGAACTATAACACCTAGTTCATATTTAATTGATACTACAGCAGGTTTTGGAATGTATAAATATGGTGGAAATCAAGTAGCAGGAGCTACTATAGCTCATGGACTTGGAAAAGTTCCAAAATTCATATTTGTTAAAAGAACTGATAGTGCAACATCTTGGGCTGTTCAACACGTAGGTGCAGGAGCTACTTACTATGGTACTCTCAATTCTACTGGACAATTCAATACAGCCACAAGTCTATGGAATGATACAACTCCTACAGATACAGTATTTTCTTTAGGAACTGATGGTGATGTTAATAATTCAACAGGAACTTATATGGCTTATGTTTGGTGTGATGTACCTGGGTATAGTAAAATGGGAAGTTATAAAGGAACTGCAAATGCTAATGGACAATTTGTCTAAACAGGATTTCGACCAGCATTTATCATAACCAAAATGATTGATGGTACAAGTGATTGGTATGTTTTTGACAATAAGAGACTAGGATATAATGTTGATAATAATTCCCTATTTGCTAATGCAACAGATGCAGAAGGTACTACCGATAGAATAGATTTAGTTTCAAACGGATTTAAATGGAGAACTGCAGGAGCAAATAATAATGCTAATACATTCATGTATTCTGCATTTGCAGAATTTCCTATAGTTTCAAGTAATGATATCCCAGGATTAGCAAGGTAAAAAATTATGGCTTATATAGGAAGAGGAATAGATAATCTTAGTAATATTGAAGTATTAGATGTAATAACTTTTACTGATTCTGCAGGACCTTATAATATACTTAAAGGTGGTGTAGCATTTATTCCTTCAGCAACTCAAAATTTATTAATAGAAGTAGATGGTATAATTCAAGCATCTGCTAGTTATACTACAACTGGTTCAACCATTACATTTGGAGTCTCTATGGCTTCATCTTCTGTAATGAATTCATTTCTTCATTTAGCAACTGGATTAATTACAACCCCTGGAGATGGAACAGTTAGTTCTGTAAAGATTGTAGATGATGCAGTAACAACAGCAAAGATTTTAGATAACAATGTTACTGTTGCTAAACTACCAACAACATTAGATGTATCAGGTAATACAGTTACATTACCAGCAAGTGTTGGTGGATTAGGAACAGGAATTACAAATGCTCAATTAGCAGGTTCAATTACAGATGCTAAAATTACAGGTTTAGCTTCTTCAAAATTATCAGGTTTAGTTCCAGTAGTTAATCTAGGAACAGGTACAGCTTCAGCTTCAACTTATTTAGCTGGAGACCAAAGTTATAAAGCACTTTCAGAATATGATGATGATGCAATAAGAAATGATATAGCAACTTTAGCATTACACCAAGCTACAAATGCTAATGCTGCTAAATATAATTTAGTTAATACTAATGTTGACCAGTATGAGGACTCAGCAGGAATAGCTAGTTTTACTACTTGTTCAAGAAATGCTGCAGGAGAATATGTAGCTTCTGTTGAAGCTGCTGAAGGAATTGATGAAAATACTGTAATGATGTTGCACTTTGAAACAGCACCTGCAGCTACGATTGTAGATAGTTCTGATAATAGTGGTGATATTACAATAACCAAAAGTGGAAGTGCTGCAACAGACGCAACACAAAAGAAATTTGGTACTTATGCGTTACATACCGAACAAGCTACTGCTGATTATATTCTTACAGGAAATTTATCTTCAGGATTAACAAGAGCATTTCCAACAACAGGAGATTTTACAGTAGATTTCTGGGCGTATCACTCTACTCATGAAACTTCCAATAGACTGTTCTCAATAGGAAATGATGGTGGCACAGGTGGTGGTCAACCTGTAATTTGTATGGGAATAAGTGCTGGTAGTCCAAATGATATGAATTTTCATAGTGATTTTGGAAGTAACAGCCCAGCAGGAGAATCAGATTTTACAGACAATGGTGTTTGGAATCATTGGGCTATGCAAAGAACAAGTGGAAATTTGTATGGTTATTTTAATGGTAAAATTTATTGGGATAATAGTGGTTCAGGTCAAGATTTTTTAGATGGTGTTAGTTTAATGCAAAATGATGACAATGTATTTGTAGCAGCAAGGTCAGCTTCATCTGCCGAACACTTTAGAGGATATATAGATGAGTTTAGAATTTCTAATATATCAAGATATGCTGCAACAGCAGCTACTGGTACACAAGTTTTCACACCTGAAACTGCAGCTTATTCTGCTGGTTCAGTAAACGCTTCAGGAAATTATGTTTCAACAGCAACGACAGCTAATGCTTCAGTTTCTACTATGGGAGCAGTAATAACTTATAAAAATTTTGCAGGTGCAAATACTTTAAATACTGACATTGTTTTAGAAGTTTCTGCAAATGGAGGAACTAATTATACTACTGCAGTACTTACAGCAGGTGGAACTTTTTCAACAGGAATTTTACAAGCAGTAGCAAATGATATAGTAGTTACAGCAGGAACAAGTATTCAATATCGAATTTCATTCGCTAATCAAGATGCAGCTAAAACAGCACATATTTATGGTGCTTCATTAATGTATTAATTTTATGAGATGTCAAAAGCTAAAGGATTATATAATAAGGAACCTCATGTACCTATTCACAAAGGAACAAGTCTTGGAAGGAGACCAATAACCTCAACAATGAACAAGTCTAAACGAAGAAGTTTTAAAAAATATCGTGGACAAGGAAAACCTTAAAATGGATGATAAAGTTCAAAGCAATAGAGAAGAGATTATAGAAATTTATGGTGAGTTAAAACTCATTAAACAAGAAATTAAGAATATAAAAGAAAATCATTTATCTCACCTCGATTATAAAATTTCACAAATACAAAGAATATTATGGATTGTATTTGCAGGAGTCGCTGCGAATTTAATCCATGTTATTAAAACAATGATGATAGGCTAATGCTAACAAAAGTAAAAAGAATTAAAAGAAAGAAATATGCAGCAGGAGATGAAGCTAGGACATTTGCAAATATCCCTACAGCTTCTCAACCTGTTCAGCAAAAAGTTGGAACAAGAGATGAGTATTTAGATAGATACGCTAAAACTCAAATTAAATCTCCTGAACTAGCTGATGCTGCAAAACAAGATTATACAACTCAAGCTGTTCAAACAGATGAACTAATAGGTGGTGCACAATTAGCAGCTCCAACTGATGTTGGTACAACTACAATAACTGGACAAACAATTGCAACACCAACTTCTTTAACAGCAGCTCAAGCAGCTACACCAACAGGTCCAACAACTACAACAATGACTGCTGGTTTAGGAACTGCAAAAACAGGAACTGCTCAAGCAGGTACAGTTGGAACTACAGCTCAAATTGGTGCAGTAACTGGAGCTTTAACTGGGACTGTTACAGGTGCAACAGCAACTCCTACAACTTCTGCAGTAGCTCAAGCTGCTTCAGGACAATTATCTTCTGGAGCTTTAGCTCAAGTATTAAGTGGAACTGCAGCTACAGTAGCTGGACAAACTGCAACTCTACCTGGAAATATTCAGGCAGCAATTGCAACTAATCCTGCTTCTGTAACTAAAGTAATTGTTGCTCAACCAACTGATGTACAAGCACAAATTGCATCATTACCTACAGATGCTTTAGTATCTACTCAATTAACTTCTTTATTAGCTGGAATAGATACAGGTACAATACCTACATGGGCAAGAGGTGCTGTAGAAAATGTTGAAAAGAATTTAGCTCAAAGAGGTTTAAGCAAATCTACTATTGGTAGAGATGCATTAGTTAATGCAATTATACAATCAGCATTACCTATAGCTCAATCAAATGCAACTGCATTACAACAAAGAGCTTCACAGAATTTAACAAACGAACAACAAGCTTCTGTATTATCGGCACAACAGAGTTTTCAAACTCAGTTAGTTAATGCTGAAAATGATATGAAAGCTCAGATGATGACTGGGCAGTTTGCTCAAGAAATTACTAAGCTTAATGCTATGAGTGAGCAACAAGCTATATTGGCTGGTGCTTCTCATCAACAAGAAGTAAGATTAGCAAACTTAGCTAACATACAACAAGCTGGATTAACAGGTGCTCAGTTAACTCAGCAAATGGCTTTAGCTAATTTAAGTACAAATCAACAAACAGCTTTAGCAAATGCACAAACAACTGCAGGGTTTGATGTTTTAAATTTAAATAATGCACAACAAACTGCAATATCAAATTCTAATTTATTTAGAACTTTTGAAATATCTAATTTAAATAATACTCAACAAGCTACTATGCAGAATGCTGTTCAATTAGCAACTATGGATATGGCTAATTTATCCAATGCTCAACAAAAAGCTGTAGTTAATGCTCAAGCTTTTTTACAAATGGATATGGCTAACTTGTCAAATGCTCAACAATTAGAAGTTGTTAATACACAAAATAGACAACAAGGTATGTTAACTGACCAAGCTGCTACAAATGCTGCTGCTCAGTTTAATGCATCAAGTACAAACCAAATGAATCAGTTTATAAATAATTTATCAGCTACAATTAATTCACAGAATGCTGCAAGAGATGATGCTATGGGTCAGTTTAATGTAACGGAAGCAGATAGAGTTGCAGCTTTAAATCAGAATAATACTTTAGAAGCTGATAGATTAGAGAATACTTTAAATACACAAATTGCACAATTTAATTCTCAACTAGATAATGAACGAAATAAATTTAATACACAGAATGCAAACTTAGTTGAACAAGCAAATGTACAATGGCGAAGACAATTGAATACTGCAAATACTGCAGGACAGAATGCAGTAAATCAAGCTAATGCTATGAACTCATTTAATATGAGTAATCAGGGTTTATCTTTCTTATGGCAAGAAATGAGAGATGCTGCTAAATGGGAATATGAATCAGCACAAAATTATGAAGAAAGACAAGCTAATATTACAATAGCTGCTTTAGGAAATGAAGCTGCATCTGATGCAGGTAAGGCAGATATTTTAAAAACTTTAGGTGGATTTGCTTTAGATATTTGGAGAGGTAAAGACGCACCATAATGAATAAAAGTCAAGATATACAAGATACAATACGTTTATATAAAAGTCATAATGTTTATGATAATTTATCAAAAGATGATGTAGCTCAACATATTATACCTTCTGTAGCTTTAAATCAATATAAAGTATTTAGATATGATAATACAGGAGTTGCTTATGCATTTACTAACTGGGCATTTTTAAATAATGAAACACAAAATAGATATAAATTAACAGGAGTATTAGATAAGTTTGATTGGGATAGTGGTAAAAATTGTTGGCATATAGATACAGTTAATACTGCTTATAATAAATTAACAGAAATTTATAACTGGACTGCAAGTTATTTTTCAAAACTTTTAACTGATGATGAATATTTTAATTGGTTAAGATTAGATAAAGAAGGACAGAACGTAAAAAGAGTAAATAGAATTAAAGCATCAAATGGAAAAAGGAAATTTTTAAAGGAATAATAATATGGGAAGTGTAGCAAAAGTAGTAAAAAAAGCAGCTAGAGTAATTAAGAAACCTATTAAGAAAATAACTAGAGGTATTGCTAGAGGTATTGCTAAAGTAGGAAAATCAGTAATGAAAGGTGTTGGCAGAATAACTAAAAAATTAGGACCAATAGGTATGATTGGTTTAGCTATTGCTATGCCTTATGCTTTATCAGCATTAGGTGGAGGTGCAACTGGTGGACTGATAGGTAGAACTATGATGGGACCACATGGACAAATGATGAGTACAGGATGGTTAAATTCATCAAATGTATTTTTAAAAAGTATTGGACAAGTTGGTAATGCTATAAGAACAGGTTATACAGCTTCAACTGGTGCTATAAGAACAAGTGTTGGAAATACATGGCAAAGTATTACTAAATCTATTGGAAATGGTTTTCAAAAATTTCAAACAGGTTCAGGAAATATATGGACTAGAATTTCTAATGGTGCAAAAAATTTATTTACTAAAGCAAGAAGTACACTTAAACAATATACACCAAAATTTAGAGCAGGTCAACAAGGTACTGTCGGTGTAGAAGGTTGGGGTAATCCTTTTGGTTATGCTGACACAGCTACTATGACAAGTGGACAAGCTGCAGGATTAATTGATGCAGGTGCTATTCAAGGTAGTCAATTATCTGGTCAAACATTAGGAAGTGCTGAAGGATGGTTTACTAAAGCAGGAAGTTCTGAAGCAGATAAATTAGTAACTCAAACAATTAATAATGCTATGGAATCAAATGTTAATATGTTACAAGGTAATTCACAAAAATATTTTAATGATTTAGTTACTCATCAAAAAGAAATGGGAAGTTATGTAAATAATTCAGAAGCTTTTGATACAGTAGTAAATAATACAGGAACAAATTATAATGGTATAACAGATTTTGATGGTGCTTATAATTCAGATTTAGGTATGACAGGAGATTATAAATTAATAAATCCAAATGAACCTAATTCATATACATTTACTGGTGAAAAAACTTATAATAATCCTGTAGGTAAATCATCAATTAATAAAGCTAAGAAGAGTAAGATTTCAAAAAATTTAAAATATGCTGCAGGTACTTTAAGTAAAAGTTTATTAACTCCAGCAAAAACTGGTCTTCAACATCCTAATGTTATGTATGCTTCTACTGCAGATATGACTCAAGCAACTACTGGTGGATATGGTGGAACTGATATAGAAGGTGCATGGGGTGGAAGTTTATTACATGGTGCATTTGACGATAATCAAAGAGAAAGAATTATGAGTTTTTATAAAAATATGAATATTATAGGAAGTCAATAATAACAATAATTAATAAAAGGAAAACATAATGGCAAAGAAACAAGGATACAATGCAAGAAAAGACGAACAACTAGGAATGACTAGAGGCAAACAATCTGGTAAAAAGATGTCTATGGCTGGTCGTAGAAAAGTAGCTAAAGCTACAAGAAAACCTAAAGGTTCATACGGATTCGGCAAAAAATAATGCCTTTTAAGTCCGAGAAGCAACGTAAATTTTTATGGGCTAATGAACCCAAAGTTGCAAAAGATTGGACTCAAAGATATAGTAGCAGAATTAAAAAAGAGAAAGGTGGTTGCATATCAATAATGATAGTAACCCCTAGTAAGAAACCTAAGAAGAAAAAATAATGGCTGAAAGAGTACAACAAAATAAATTTGAAAAAGCAGGTGTTAATCCCTTTAATGCTCCTGTACCTGGTGAATCGCTAACTGCGTCTCCAGCTACACAGCAACCTTGGGAAACTCCTTCAAGATATACAGAGCAAGACAAAGCTATGGAAGCTGTATATATGGAATTAACTTCTCCAGATAATTTAGAGAAATTAGTAGATATAATAAATGAAGGAACTCCTTTAGATGACATAGCTCAAGTTATTTTATATAAAGGTTATTCAGAAGGATTGTTTAGTCCTGATTTAATGTTATTATTAATTGAACCTACTTTATATCTATTAATTGCTATTGCTGATTATGCTGATATAAAAGATTATGTTTTATATGATGGTGAAGATACAGACCCTGAAGCTGAAATTCATGGTGATGATGTTGAACCTGTTGAATGGGATGAAGAAGAAGAAGAAATAAAACCTAAACCTAAAAAAGAAAGTTTGGGTGAAAGTCTTTTAGCAAAAGTAGAATCCGAATTACCTGAAAAGGTTGCAGAAATTAAGGAGAAAGAATAATGGGAATTAATCTTTGGGATATTGGAGCTGTTGCAACAGGAGCTATTGAAAGAGATAGAGAACATACTGCTGAGAATTTAAAAATTCGTGCTGATGAATTATCAGCAAAAAGAAATGCTCTTATTCAAAGAAAGAATAAAAAATATGATGCAGAAATTAAATCCTATTATAAAGAAAAAGGCACTATGGATAAAATTAATTCTTTGAATTCTGAAGCTGCAGCTTTCAATGAAGCTAATAAAGGTAAATTAAATACTGCTGGAGATGAGATTACTTATGACCAAAAATTATATGCAACTAGATATTTATTAGCAACTGTAGATGGATTTAAGGATTTAGATAAAACTGAAAGAGATACTATGATTAAAGGGTTTAGTAAATCTGGTGCTAATTATCAAATGCAAACAAAAGACCCTGATAAATTAGCTGCATTACAAAGTAAAGAAGAAGATATTATTCTTTCTAATTATGCAAGTCAATTAAAAAATGCTAAAGATGATAGTTTCTTAATTAATAAAATATTAGGAAAAAAGACAACAGTTAGTTCGTCAGCAGATTTAGAAAAGGCAGTTAATGCAGATGTTAAAGCTTCTGAGATTGTTACTAAAATTGATAATGCAGAAAATCCTGATAAAACAGATGGAACTTCTATACAATTAACTGAAACTATTAAAGCATTTAGTCCTTCTAAAGATTGGAGAAGTGCATATAAAGATGCTTTTGGAAATACTAAGTATGATATGAAAAATACTCAAGTTATTTCTTACTTAAATACATTAGGAGTTCATGGTGGTAATGATGAATTAAGTTTAAAATTTAATAAAACAGATAGTGAAATTGCAGGACATAATGCTAATTCTATGGCTAATATAGGTTTTATGAAACATATGTTTAATCAAGTTAAAGATTCAAAAACTGTAGGAGTTGTTGGAGCTATAACTGGTCCAGATAATTTTGAACAAGTTGGTAGTGTTTTAAATACTGATAAAGTTTTAAGTGAAATGACTTCTATCTTAGACCAAAATAGGTCAGGAAATATTAAAGAAGATATTAAAATTGGATGGGGTGGTGATATTAGATTAACAACATTTGTTCCTTTAAATGTGGCTGATGCTCAAGGTAATTTAATTATTAAAGGTACTACAGTTGGTGGTTTAAATGAAGCTCAAATGGGAACAATTAATGGTTTATTGAATGATTTTATTATCGCACAAGTTAAACTTAATCCAAGAAAAGATATAGATGCAGAAGGTAAAGCTGTTGGAGTTTATCGTAAGTTATATAAAAATCAAGATGCAGCTATGTTAAATTCTTTTAATGAATATATGTTAGATAATAATAAAGATTTAAAAGCTAGTTATGAAAAAAAATTAAAAGAAGAAGATACAGAAAAGAAAACTACTGATGAAACTAGCACAGAAGTTACTACAACAGAAGGTGTAGATACACCTCCTAAATTTAAAATTAGTACAACTAAAGATGGTAGTGCAGCAGTAGAAGTAGATGGTGAAGCTTTTAAAATTAAAGATAATCTCGATTATTTAAAATCAATACCTGATGAGGACTTACAAAAAGCAATTTCTGAAGCAATAAAATTTGAAACAGACATGGAGAAAGCACCTATAGTTGGTACTCCAAAAAAATATTTAGACCAAAAAGGAAAAAGAGGCGTTAAAAAAATAAATCCTGAATGGCAAAAACTACAAGATATGAACAAAGCTATAGTAGCGTCTAATGTAAAACCAGTTATTCCAAAAAGAAAAATTAGATAGTGAGCTATGACTTATGGCAGAACAAATCTCAACAATCATAGACAAATCCAAATTAGTTGGTGGGGAAGTCATCAACGAACAAATTCTTGAATCTCAAGAAGAAGAAAAAAATAAAGAAAAAGAAACAGAAGTAATTTCAGAAACATTAATTGATAAATCAAAATTAGTTGGTGGCGAAAAAGTTGAAGAACCTACCCAAATAACTTTCACAACAGACTCTATAATAGACAAATCCAAATTAGTTGGTGGCGAAAATGTCATAACTGGTGAGGAATATACTGAACCTACAAATTTAGAAAGATTAGAATATGGTTGGGATAAAGAAACCATGGTTCTAGGAAATGTATTTAGAATAGGTAAAGCTAAAGTACAAGATTTATTTGATGATGATAAATCTTTTAAAGATTATATTTTAGAAAATGAAAAGAAAAGATTAGAAGCTCTAGATAAAGAACATTGGAAATTTCGTGGTCGTGAAGATGAAGGTGGAATAACAACAGTTGGTTCTATCGCTTCAATGATTTTAGACCCTTATTATTTAGCTGGATATTTAAATCCTGTTAGTTTAAAAGCTATGACAAATCCTGTTAGTGCAGGTACATTAAATGCTTTATTAATATCAGGTGATGTTATCATAGATAATTTAGCAAAAACTGGTGAAGTAGATTGGGGAAGTGTTGCTTTAAGTGGAGCAACTGCTGGAGCAATCGGAGCAGTAATTCCTATTGGTGGAAATATTATTAAAAAATATGCTCCTAAATTTATTGAATCAGAAGTTAAATTAGTTGCTGATTTTATAGATAGAAAACTTGCTAAATCTAATAATATTTCTATATCTCAATTAAAGAAAATTCAAAATGTTTCTAAATCAGCACAAGTAAAAGCTGCTGATAATGAATTAATTAAATGGACTAGAAATTTTGTTCATCCTATTACAGCAGAAACTAAAAAGTTTAGAGCTTTAGAAAAAACATTATTAGAAAAAAGAAATCTATTAATCAAGATTAGAAAATTAAAAGGTAAAAAGAAACCTATACCAGGTAAATTATCTGGTATGTTGACACAAGAATCTCCTGGTAAACAAATCATTAATATTAGACAACAAATTATTGATGCTAAAAAAGCATCTGAAGCTGTTAAAAAGAATTTAATAACAAAACAACAAGGTAAATTAGAGAACTGGGCTGAATTAATTTCTAATAGAAATGTAAAAATTCTAGAACAATTAAGAAAAAATGAAACAACAATTGACTGGGCAGCTAGAAGTTTATTTTCAGTTGCTGTAAGACCATTAGTAGGTGCTGGAATGGGTACTGTTGGTGGTATTTTATTTGGTGATGAAGAAACAGATTTAATGTATTGGGCTACTGCTGGTGCTGTTGCAGGTCAAATGCAAAAAATGATAGCGAGAAGTGCTAAGTTTGGAACTAAATTAGAGAAAGGAAAAATTTTAGGAGTTATTGATAGAGAGTTAACTCAATTAACTTTACAAAAAGTTAGAGATTTAATGTCAGCAACAAGTGCTACCAAATTAGATTCTTATGGTGGTGCAACTAGGGAAATTGGCAAGATGTTATTTAGAGAAGTAGATTCTCCTGTTTCTCAAAAATCTGCAATCGCTATCGCTGACCAAATGCAAAGACATTTCTTTAGAAAAGTTGATAAAATTTTTAAACCTTATAATAATGATGAAATAGCTTGGGCTATATCTATTAATAGAGGTAAACAATTAACAAAAGAAACACCAAAAAGAGTAGAAGAGTTATCTATTCAAGTTAAAAATTATATAGATGAATTTAAAAATTTATCTGAAGGAGCAGGATTCTTTCCTAAAAAAGAAATTGATGATTATTTCCCTAGAGTTTTAGATTGGGATGCAATTAAGAAAGATGAAAAAGCTTTTTTAAAAACAGTTCAAGGAATTTATGAAAGCCTAGGTATGAAAGGTAAAGTAGCTTCTGGACCAAATAAAGGTAGATTAAGGTCTGAAGTTGCAGCCGAAAGTTATTATGCTGGGCACAAAACTTCTGGTGATAGTGTATTTAATGCTCAAGTATTGAAAGAGATGTTTGAAAAATCTACATCAGGTGTTTCAAAATCTGGTAAGAAATTTATTTATGCTCCAGTTAGTGAGCATATTATTCATCAAAGAGCTTTACAAGGTCCTTATAAATTAGTTGAAGAAGTTTTAGAAAAAAAAGGATATTTAGTAAATGATGGTAAAAATATTTTAACTAGAATTGCAAATGATTCAGTTAAATCTATTGCATTTGCTAGACAATTTGGAACTCATGGAGAATTACTACAACCTTTCTTTCAAAGAATTAAAGATAAATATTTAAAATCAGGATTAACAACTGAAAAAGCTTTGACTGCTGCAAATCAAGAAATGAAGTTAGTAGTTAATAGTATTGATGCATACTTTGATAGATATGGTGTTGCCATGACTGGTGCAGCTAAATCGTCAGCAGGAATTATTGCAACTTTAGGTAATGCAAATATGCTAGGTAGAGTTACTATATCATCTTTAGGTGATATAATTCAACCTTTACAAAACTCTAGTAATTGGACAGTTATTCTTAATGGTTTTAGAAGAACTGCTATAAGACAAGCAAAAGAAACTGGACCAGCTAGAGAATTAGGTTTAGATATATCTAATTCAATTCAACAAGGACTTCAAAGGTCGGCTGGTTTTGAAGGTAAAAATCTATTATTAAATAATAGTTGGATGGGTAAAACTCCTACAGAAACAGTTAATAATATAATGTTTAAAGCATTAGGATTACAATGGTTGACTGGTTATGCTAGAAGATTTGCTTATAATGTAGGTGTATCTGATGCTTATTATTTATCTAAAACTTTAAAGAAATTAACTGCTAGAGGATTAGAAAATTCTGGTAAAGCAAAAAGAATTAAATTTTTTTTAAATAATAATTATGAAATAACTACTAGACAAGCTTTACAACTAGGTTCAGCTAAAAATTTTGATGATGCAATCCTTAATAAATTAAATAAAAAAGCTATTAATGATGCAGGAGTTAAAGCTGCTAATAGAGATGCATTAATTCCTCAAGCAGATAATAGATTGTTATTTACTCAAAGTAATAATCAATGGGTTAGATTAATGGGTCAGTTTTTATCATGGGCACAAGCAAAATCTGCACAAACAAATAAAATTCTAATGAGAATAGAAAATGGTAGTGCTAAAACATTAATTAAAACTTTAGCAGTATTACCAGTTTATAGTGGAGTTCAATCATTAAGAGAGATAGCAAAATATGGAGAAATTATAACTGATTATGATGCAAATAATAATAGATGGTGGGCAGAAGGTGCAAGACTATCAGGTATGTTTGGTTTTTTACCAGAACTAATTGCTAATAGATTTATTGGACCAGGAGCAAGAGAACCATGGTATTTATTTGCACCTGCTTTTACAATTATAGGAGCACCAGGAAGAGCAGCAAAACAATTTTGGGATGGAGATACTGATAAAGCATTAGTAACTCTTAATGAAAAATTTTTTCCTTTACCTAATTGGAGACGAAGACTTTGGCAATTATTTACGTCTGGACCTCAACCTTTAAAAATAAAAGGAACTACTATGGGTAGTAAATTAGAATGGAATTTAGGTGGATTAGTTCTTAGAAAAAGATTTAAAAAAGGAGATGCAGTAGAAGCTGCTGCTATGGAAGATATAAATTTAAATGCAGCTATTACTCCTCATGTAGAAGAAAAAACTCAATTACCTAAAAAAGAAATTGT